CAACTCCAAAGGAAACCTTAGAGTACAGAGTAAATCTGCTAATAGAAGTTTCCCTAGAACTAAGAAGGCTGGAGAGAAGTAATGAGAATCTACCCCGGAACAACTGTAGACTATGAGTTTGGAGAACTAGGCGGTTTAGGCCACACTGGTACACTGAACGATAGGCAGTTTGCTGCTCTTAGGGCAGAAGGTCTTACTGGTTCGCTACCAGATATGTTTGGTCAGTTTGATGGTGATCTGGTAGCCAGCTACAGCCCGGTGGCCGAGCCTGACCCGAGAGCCGCGATGCTGGCCGAGTATTCCGCCGCGTCCGAGTACACCCACGACTGGTCCAACCTCACCGGCTGGACCGTGACCAACGTGCAGGTGTCGAGCAACCGGCTTTATGGGATCAGCAGCGGGGCGAACCCAAGCGCCTGCTACTATCCTTTTGCGGTTGCGGCGGGAGAGAGCGCGCGGGTCACCTGTGAGATGGTGCGCGTCACCGGCGTGGCGAAGGCGATGTATGTCGGGTTCGAGACTGTCGGCGGAACGATCCTGGCCAGTCTGCCGAACTTCTGCGGCGTGGGGATCAATGGCAGCGACGACTTCGAGGCCTATATCGGGGCAAACTTTACGGGCGGCGTTCCGACCGGCAACACGAACCTTGGATCGCGCTCGGGATCGGGAACGTATACTGTGACGGTCAGCGCCGACCCGGATTATGTGTCGCTGGTCGTGCGCATGGCCGACAGCAGCGACGAGGGCGTTCTGGTCATTCCACGTTCGTCCCTGCCCGGTGGTGGGGCCATCGCGGGAATTACGGTCTGGAACACAGACACGCGAGACACGTCCGGCAGCTACATCAAGGGCATCGGGGTTCGGAAGTCGCTGACGCCGTTTGTCACCAAGACGGTGACCGGATCGGTGATCGAGGGCACATCGGCGCAGGTCATTCATCGCGGAACCTCTGGCAACTACTGGCGCGTCCACCTGCCCAAGGCGATGGACGGCACCTTTGCCCATCCGATCTGCCTGTTCACCCATCAGGCCAGTACAGGAGATAGAAACTCGGTCTGGCAGGAGTCACGAGCACTACCTGTCCTGGAGGCGCTGGACACCGCAGGCTACATCGTGATCAGTGCCGATGACGGCGACCGCTGGGGCAACCAGACGTCGATCAACAACTACCTGGAAGCCGTCCAATGGGTCCGCGACAACTTCTACGCCGGGCCGCTTGTGATTTGGGCACCCTCGATGGGGGGCACGCCAGCTTGGAACATCGTGCTTCGCCGCGAGGCCCATGTCAGAGCCATAGCTGCGATCTGCCCGGTTTGCGACACCGAAGAAATGTATCGCAGCCCGTTCGTCTCGACCCTGAACGCCGCTTATGGTGTATCGGACCTGTCGGGCCTGCAAGCCGCGTTGGCCGCCAGTGGGGGCTACAACCCGATTGACGGCAACATGGTGGAATTTACCGATAAGGGCGTGAAGTTCTGGGTCGGCACTGGCACCAGCGATTCCATCGTGCCGGAAGCCCTTCATGCTGTGATCATGCAGGGGCTGATGTCCGCCTACGCCGCTGAATCCACGATTGTCGAGAACGGCACTGGTCACCTTGACACCCTCCAATACGACGCAACTGCCATCGTCGCGCTGTTCGACGCCTACACCTGACGCCAATATAAGGAGAATGAAATGAACAGCAGAGACTCAGTAAAGACTAGAGCAGACGCAGTAGAGAAGCGTTATGGTAAAACTACCAAAGGTACTGCTTCTAAAGCTAAGGTAAAGAAGAAGGTTAGCCCTATCCTTGGTAAAGACAAAGTAGGAATCAAACTAAAGGTTAAATTCTAATGGCTAAGAGACCAACACTAACTGACATCACTTCACTGACTAACTCTTCAGCTATCAATGCTCTGAGTGAGAATTGGGATGCTATCGAGGAAGCCTTTGATAATACCCTTAGCCTTGATGGGTCTACTCCCAATGCTCTCAATGCTGACCTAGACCTTAACGGTAATGCTCTTCTCAATGTCGGTACTATTGACGTAGAGAACCTTACCCTAGATGGTCAGACTATTACAGACATCACTGCTGTACCTGAATGGCGTGGAGCTTGGCTTACTGCCACTTCCTATGCCAAGAGAGATATGGTTAAGACTTCTGGTAACGTCTATATCTGTCTGGAGGCTCATACCTCAGGCACCTTTGCCACTGACCTTACTGCTGTAAAGTGGGAGCTTATGGTATCCAAGGGTGACTCTGGGGCTGGTACTGGTGATCTGCTGGCAGCTAACAATCTTAGCGATCTAGCTGATGATGCTACAGCTAGGTCTAACCTTGGTCTAGGTACTGTAGCCACAGAGAATACTGTTCCTATTGGTAAGGGTGGTACAGGAGCTACTGATGCCGCTAGCGCTATTATCGCTCTTGGTGCCCAACCACTTGGCTCTACGCTCACTAGCCTTGAGTCTCTGTCGCTGGTTGCCGGTGATATCCTATACGCCACTGCGGCGGACACGCTGGTGCGGTTGCCAAAGGGAACGGCGGGGCAGGTTCTGCAGATGAATGCTGGGGCGACGGCTCCGGAGTGGACGGCAGAGGGGGCAACCGGGATTGCATGGCAAACTGCCGTTGCGACAACCAGCGGCGACAACTTAAGCCTGAGCGCGGCAATTCCCGCCACGGCTTCCCGCTTGATTGTATCTTTGCGCGGTGTCAGTTTGAATGGGGGCAACGATATTCTTGTCCAACTCGGCACATCCGGCGGATTTGTCATTACCGGGTATGTGTCATCGTGTGGCCTTGCTGGCCCTAGCACATCGGGCGGGCTTAGCACGGCTGGCATTTTGGTATTCAGTGGCAGCGCGGGCCGCACCATTTCCGGGTCTGTGACGCTGGACAAAGTGTCTGGCAATTTGTGGTCTGCGACGGTCTGTTGCAGCGATGGCATCGAAAATATCATCGCTGGCGGCGGTTATGTCGATCTTGGCGGGGTTGCAACGCAAATCAGGATTAGCACGTCCGGGGCCAATACATTCGACGCCGGGGCTGCGTCGGTGGGGTGGCAATGATGCGCTTAGGTCTTGGCCCAGTCTGATAAAAGTAAAGGGGAGCCAAAAGCTCCCCTTCCTTATGCTTTATCCCAACTGATACACTGGTATTCTGCTGTATGTGGAGGAGCTTGTCCAGCCTTAACAGCTTCTTGATGGTTAAAGATATTGTTCTCAGCAGACATAGAGCACTCTTCTTTCGTCTCGTAGTAGATTTGGTCTACAAAGAAACTACAGCTACCGTCAAGGAAACAGACTAGGTATACAGCACTAAACATTATTCCTCCGTTGCATCTTGCAAGAGTTGAAGTTTAACAAACTCTAGAATACCTAGAGCTTCGGCCATAGAAACTTTACCATCTCCTTCTTCATACATGTAATCTACGATAGCGTCAACCATACGGCTAGCAATTCCTTCATTCATCTTTCTTTTCCTTTTCGATGTTTTCAATCAATAGGCGGGCGTAGTGGATCACTTTGTTGAGGTCTTCTACCCCGCCTTTCTGTTTGTAACGACAAGTATACTTCACGATGTTCCCTTCAGCAAACCCTAGGTCGTTAGCTAGGATAAATTCGATAGGCTGAATCTTCATGGTCTTGTAGTGGGAGCCTCCTACCTGCTCCGCTAGAGGGTTACTCATTTACTAATACCTTCCATGCTACAGGGAATTTAGCTTCCATTTGCTCACTGATCTGCTGTGCAATGAGTCTAGTTTCTTCTTGGGTATCTGGCTTACAGCGTAGCTTAGCCATGTTAGCAAAGGCGTCTAGACTACCGGACCAATACCATTCTGTATACATTGACTGAGGTAGTACCATACGGGCCATCTCAGGGGCTACACCTTTCTCCAATAGATACTCGTAGCTACTTAAACATTCTTCTACAGTCACTTTATAGGTATCATAAAGCCACTTCTCTGTATCGTCTACCTCCTCTCCCGATCCCTGCTTCTTATCCGCAGCTCTACCTCTCCAGACTTTAGGCTCATAGAACTCTGGTGAGGTATCCACATACCGTCTAGAGACTTCATTCATTCTAAGGTATTCATGCTTCACTAGCTGTGACCTGACGAATACAGGAGCCTTGATATGGAAGCTAGCAAAGCAGTGGCCGAAGGGACTGTAGTGCCCATGGTCTGCAAGGTACTTGATCAGCTTATGGTTCTGCTCCTCAGTGAACTCTGAGGCTTGCTTGTGGAAGGATACTCTTGCAGCATCAGCCACAGTTAGATCAGTACCCATTGAGTTGAGTAGAGTAGCTTTCATTCTTCAGTCTCCGTAAATTTTGTAAAGATACTCTCACCTAGTTTTGGGTGGACACAGTTTCTAAGTATTTGTGCCGGACATTTATTGGTTCCGTAATAAATTGTCTCTTCAAAGTGAATATCTAGCCAATCTTGTAATACCTTCGCTCCAGCCAGACCAGAAGTCTTAATAAAATTAGTAGGTCTGGCCACATCATCTACTTTGAATGGTTTATTAGACCAGAATAGATGTCTACCAACTTTAATGGTAGGTTCTATAAGAGGCTTGTAGTATGGTACCACATTTTCCACAACCCAGCTACCCTTATAGTCCTTCTGTAGAAGCATTATCTCTTCGTATAGTTTCAAGTCTGTGTATCTTCGTAGTTTATGTCTAGTCGCCTTTACCATCTTGCTATGAGTTTGGCACGGAGGGGACGACCAAATAAAATCGTACTTATCATAATTATCTAGAAGATATTTATGTGCGTCTTCTACAACCACCTCATCATCTGGATATAGTCTTTTGTACACTGCTGCGATTCTAGGGTCAAATTCAACTGCTGTCACCTCACAGTCTTTCCATAGTTTTCTGTTACCGCCAACCCCGGCGTATAGATTAAGTACTTTCATTGTAATCTCCTTTGTTAATACGGCCTAACTGCTTTCACCAAACATTAGAGGAATCTAATGTCCTACGGGTCTCTCAAGCACACAGGTTTGCCGCTTAGTCCCTACTACAGTGCTTTGTTCGGGGTTCTATTACTCGCACTGCCTGAGGCCGGTAGAGGGGTCAAAGTAACAGGCCCCACCTTCCTCAATGAACTCATCCTCAGGCACCTCTTCTTCCACTGCCACATCTTCTACAGCAGAAGCATTGAGGATACCATAACGCTTACCACTAGCTCTGAAGGTGGTGCAACCAGAGGCTCCTCCAAGGTAAGCTTGCATGTACACATCCTTGAACTGATCCCAAGTAACATCGTCTCCTACGTTACAAGTCTTGGAGCAGGCAGAGTCCACATACTTGGAGGCAGTGGTAAGTACCTTTACATGGTCAAAGACACTAAGCTCGTTAGCAGTCTTACCCTTTACTCCGAAGACTCTATATCCGTAGTCCTCAACTCTTTCGACTTTAGGTCCTTCGAAGGTTTGAATCGTACGTTCATAAGAATGGGAGAAAACAGGCTCAATACCACTAGACACGTTATCGGCACTAAGGCTAATGGTACCAGTCGGGGCGACTGAAAGCAGATGGCTATTACGGACGCCATAATTGAAAATATCTCTACGGATGTCCTCTGGTAGTGTAAGAGCAAATCCAGACTCCAAGTACTTGTCTGCTTGGAACAGAGGGAATGGACCCTTCTCCAAGGCCAGACTGATTGACGATTGGTAGCAGGTATCTCTGATCACTGTCATAACTTCTTCAAGCCATCCAAGGAACTCAGGAGAGCCGTAGGTATAGCCTAGAGCTTCACCAGCGTTAGCCACACCAGTCACCCCTAGACCCATCCTACGCTTGTTCTGAGCCTCTCTACGTTGTGCTTCAAGTGGATAGACAGTACGATCAATGACGTTATCCATAGCTCTGACTACAGGGGCGATGTCGTGCTTCAAAGCTTCATAATTAAATACCCTAATTCTACCCACACCTTCCCCGTCTGTGTAAACATACTTAACTAAGTTAAAGCTGCCGAGAAGGCAGGCACCGTAGGGTGGCATTGGTTGCTCACCGCAGGGATTAGTAGCAGCAATAGTCTCAAGGTATCCTAGGTTGTTCTTCTTGTTGATAGTGTCGATGAAGAGTACACCCGGCTCTGCCCAATCCCAAGAGGCTCTCATAATCTCATCCCACAGAGCCTTAGCCTTGACAGTCTTGTAGACCCTACCGTTGAAGGTAAGATTGAAAGGTTTATCATTGATCACTGCATCCATGAAAGCATCAGTGATACCTACAGAGACGTTGAACTGAGTTAAGGTAATAGAGTTGTTCTTAGCTTTGATGAACTCTTCGATATCAGGATGATCGACCCTAAGGACTCCCATTTGTGCGCCTCTACGATGTCCAGCACTTGCAATGGTTT